GGTTATATTTCTGGTGCTAAAGAAATGAAAAGAGTGGCAAGTATACCACCTTTAATACTTTCTATATGGGCTAAAGAATACAATGGAACTAACAACTGGTTTCAATTACCTAAAGATATACAAAGAAAAATTATGAGAACTAAACTTAATAGTAATGAGTTTAGATATTTTAGAACAGCTGAAGGAAATTTATAATGGCATTAACAACATATTCAGGATTAAAATCATCTATAGCAGATTGGTTAAATAGATCTGATTTGACAAATCAAATTGCAGATTTTATTGCACTAACAGAAGCTGACTTTAATGCTAAACTAAGAATACGACAGATGGAACAAATAGATGCTATTACAATAGACTCTGAAACAGAAACTGTTCCAACTGGTTTTATTGCAGTAAGATCTTTATACATATTATCTGCTAGTACTAAATATGTTTTAGAATACATAACTCCACATAATATGTTTGAGATTAAAGCTGGATCAACAACTGCTAGACCTAGAGTCTATACAATTGAAAGTGATAATGAAACAGAAACTTTACGTTTTGGCCCTGCCCCTGATTCTTCTTATACTGGGTACTTATCATATTATAAAAGTTTTGGAGCTCTTAGCGATTCTAATACATCAAATTACATTTTAAATAATCATCCAGGAATATATTTATATGGTTCATTATACCATGCATCAAACTTTTTAGGTGGAATAGATCCTAACCAAGTACAACAATGGTTACAGATGTATATATCTGCTATGGAAAGATGTGAAAATAATGACAAACAAGATTCATATGGTGGAGCACCTGTATCACAAAGAACAGATGTTCAAACAGATTTATCATTTTATAGGAGCAGATAATGAATATAGGAAAAGCATTAGGTTTAGCAGCTACTAAAAAATTAAGAATTAAAAAAAGAAAAATTCTTAAAAAAGCTATGAATAAACCTGCAATGTATCATGATACTAAAGCAATTGATTTATATGATACAAATAAAGATTTTATTAAAATAAATTATAAAAATTTATTTAAGAAAGTTTAATTATGCAATTACCTTTTGGAGAATGGCTACCTGATCAACCAGAACATGGAATGAAAGGTGCTAACGTAGCAACTAATGTTTATCATGCTTTAGGATCTTATAAAAGATTCCCATCATTAGTATCATATTCTAATAACAATATTGTAAAAAATGCTAAAGGTGCAGGATCATTTAGAGATAATGCTAATAACATCTTTAATTTTGTAGCAACTAAAACAGATATATTTCAATTAGCATCAGGAACATTTACATCTCGTAAATCAGGACTTACTGGTGGAGAAGATGATTTTTTTACATTTACACAATTTGGTAACTATGTAATTGCAAGTAATGGAGTAGATCAACCACAATATTATTTAATGGGAACATCTACAAACTTTGCAAATCTTAATGCAATACAATCAGCAGGTACTACACCTTTATTTAGAGTATCAGGTGTTGTTAGAGATTTTTTAGTAAGTGGTAATATTAGTACAGCTACTAATAGAATACATTGGTCTGGCATTAATGATATAAGTGCATGGTCAGGTAAACAATCTGACTTTCAAGACTTACCAGGATCTGGTGGTAAAATAGTTCATGTTACTTCTGGAGAAATAGGATATGTATTTAGGCAAAATCAAATCATTCGTATGGACTATGTTGGTGGAGCAGTAGTATTTAGGCTATCAGTAATCTCACCAAATAGAGGAGCTGTATATGGACAAACAGTATGTCAAGATAATAGAGATGTATTTTTCTATTCAGATGATGGCTTTTATCAAATAAATGGTGATAGCGTAGCACCTATTGGTGTAGAAAAAGTAAACAGATTTTTTGATTTAGATTTAAACAAAGCATATACAGATAGAATTAAAGCAGCTACTGATCCATTTAATCAGTTAGCTATGTGGGCATATCCAAGTAAAGATGCAGTAGCATCTGGTGGAATATGTGATAAGATTATAATCTACAATTATGCTACTAAAAAATGGTCTTTGGCAAAAGCACAAACAAGTGTAATATTCCCACAATTTGTAGGAGCATTTACTGTAGAACTAATGGATATTATTTCTCAAAACCTTGAAGATATTAATGCTGCATTAGATACAGATTATTGGTCAGGTGGACAAATGTTTTTAGGTGCAATAAATGAAGATTTTAAAGCTGCAATCTTTTCAGGTAACTCTAATGAATGTGAAATAGAAACAGCAGAAATTGAAGGATTTCCAGGTGCTAGAACTAATCTTACAGGAGTTAGACCAATAGTAGATGCAGTGTCAACTGTTACTGTTAAAACTAGAGAAAGATTAGCAGACACAGAAACTGAATCTAGTTCATCTACAATGGTAAATAGTGGTATCAATCCTGTTAGACAATCAGGAAGATACATAAGAGCAAATGTTAAGATACCTTCTGGTACAACATTTAATCATGCACAAGGCATAGATCTTGTTGCATCAAAAGCAGGATATAGATAATGGCAGACAAGATAGATATAGATAATGTAAGATATTCTTTTGAATCACAAGAATTCTTTCAAAGACAATTAGAACAAAGTGTGAACGAATTAATTAACAAAAATAATACTGAAAGCGATAAAGCATTCAGCTGGTTTATGAATTAGGAGTAATAAATGGCAGGAATAAAAGATTATAGTAGTACAGCAGCTAATAATACATCGGTAGGAGGTGTATCTATTGCTGAAGGAATGTTGCCTTCAAACATCAACAATGCTTTTCGTGCTGTTGCTGCTGATATAAGAGAATGGTACAATGACTCGCAATGGGTTATTTATGGAGATGGAGATGGAGCTCATACATTTGCATATGCAAGTGGAACATCTTTTACAGTTAATGGAGCAAACGTAACTGCAATTTATGAAGCTGGAAGAAGAATTAAAGTAGTAGCTTCAACGCCTGGTACAATATTTGGAACAATTTCTAGTTCATCATTTTCAACTAATACTACAGTAAACGTAACTTGGGATTCAGGAAATTTAAGTAGTGAATCTTTAGTTGTATATATAGCAGCTCTTTCAAAAAGTAATTCATCTATACCAGGAAACAGTATAGGTTCTACACAATTAGCTGATGATTCAGTATCTACTGCAAAAATACAAGCAGATTCAATTAATGGATCTAAAATAGCAAATGATAGTATAGATAGTGAACATTATGTTGATGGATCAATAGATACTGCACACATTGGTGCAGATCAAATTACAAATGCTAAGATAGCAGATAATCAAATAGATTCAGAACATTATGTAGATGGTAGTATTGATACAGTACATATTGCAGACTCACAAGTTACAACAGCAAAAATTGCAGATGATGCAATAACTGCTGGTAAAATAGCAGATGCAGTTTTAGTAACAGCTGCTGAACACGCAGGACATACACCAGATGAAGTAACAATATTAACTACAGCTGGTTCAGATGCTAGATATTTTAGACAAGATTCAAGTGAAACAATTGCATCAGGTAATACTTGGTCAGCTGGAGATACTCATGTTGCAACTACTGCAGCAATTGATGCAAGAATTATAGATTTAGTAGATGATGTTGGAGGATTTGTTCCAATAGCAAATGAAACAAGTTTTCCTAACGCTAACCCAGATGTAAATAATAGTGCAGGAACTATTGTTAGTGTTACTACATTAGGATCAACTCATACAGCTAATGGTTCAGGAGTAGTATCTATATCTAATGGTACTGTTGGAAACTCAACAGTTACATTAAATGGATGTGGAGCTAGTGCTTCTTTACCATCAGGTTTTGGAATTTTAGTAGAAACAACTTCTACATTAAACACTTATACTTTTGTTAGACTTATTCCTAAAGCAACAGAAGTAACAACTGTAGCTGGAAAAGCTACACAAATAGGATTACTTGGAACAAGTGATGCTGTAGCAGATATGAATACTTTAGGTACATCTCAAACTGTATCTGATATGAATACACTTGCAGCAATAAGTGGATTAAATACATTAGCATCAAACTCAGCAAATATAACAACTGCTGTAAATAATTTAAGTTCTATTAATAACTTTGCAGAAGTATATAGAATAGCATCATCAGCTCCTACAAGTTCACTAAATTCTGGTGACCTTTATTTTGATACGAGCTCAGATACTTTAAAAGTTTATGGAGGTTCTGGATGGCAAAATGCTGGATCTTCAGTAAATGGAACATCTGCTAGGTTTAAATACGTAGCAACTTCTAACCAAACTTCTTTTTCTGGTAATGATGCAGATGGAAATACTCTTGCTTATGATTCAGGATATATAGATGTTTATCTTAATGGTGTACATTTAGATCCTACAGATTACACAGCATCTAGTGGATCTTCAGTAGTTTTAGCATCAGGTGCTGCAACTGGAGATATATTATATATTGTTGGTTTTGGTACATTTAATGTAGCTGCTATTAACGCTGCTAACATTTCATCAGGAACTTTAAATGACGCAAGATTACCTACAACAATGGCAGGTAAAACACTTAATACAGCTATTGTTAATGCAAACACTTTAGTTGCTAGAGGAGATGGTTCTTCAGCAGATGGTAAAATTACTTTAAACTGTTCACAAAATTCACATGGAGTTGCAATTAAATCACCTCCACATTCTGCTGGACAAAGTTATACCTTAACACTTCCATCTTCTATAACAAATGGTTATTATTTAAAAACAGATGGTTCTGGTAATTTATCTTTTGCAGAAGTACCTCAACCTACAGTACCAACTGTAGCGAATGTATCTCAAACGATTGCACCAGCTAGTGCAACAACTGTAAATATTACAGGAACAAATTTTAGTGGAATACCAATAGTACAATTTATCAAATCAGATACAGGTGCTATTACATCTTCTAATACAGTTAGTTTAACTAATGCTACAACACTTTCAGTAAACTGTACTTTAGCATCAGGAACTTATTATGTTAGAATAGAATTAGAAAATGGTAGAGCTGCAAGAAGTACAAACGCAATTTTTACTGCATCTACAGCTCCATCATTTAGTACAGGAGCAGGATCAATAGGAACATTTGCTGGAAACTTTTCTGGTACACTATTTACAATTGCAGGATCTTCAGATAGTACAGTAGCTTTTTCTGAAACTACATCAGTATTAACTGGAGCAGGTGTTACTTTAAATAGTTCAACAGGTGCTTTGACAACATCAGATTTTGGTGCTAGTTCAACTACACCAACAACATATACGTTTACAATAAGATTAACAGACGCTGAAGGACAGACTACAGATAGAGAATTTTCTATGACATCTACTTTCGGTGCAACAGGTGGAGGACAATTTAACTAATGAGTAGTACATATTTAAAACGAACTAATGGT